CATCCTGTTGTATAGGTTATATACAGCATTTTATTTTTTAAATTGTAACCTGAAAGGAAAGAAAAATGAACGCTTTTGTTGAAGCAGTTAAAAACCAAGAAGCCCGCACTGCCAATGGCATGAAGGCTCGTAAGAACACAGCCAACGCGGTTGTGGATCTATTCTTCAAAATCGGCGCAAGCCGTGGTAAGAATATTGTACCGGACTTCACTGCGGCTCTTGTCGAGAACGAAGATCTAGCCTTGCGTGTAGCACAATGGGCTCGTGACGTTCGTGGCGGTGCTGGTGAACGCGAATTGTTCCGTAGTGTACTTGTACACTTGGAAAAGACTAACCCAGATGCGGCAGAAGCCCTGATGGGTAAGATCCCAGAATTGGGACGTTGGGATGACTTGTTTGTCTTTAAGTCCAAGGACTTGAAGGCCAAGGCATATACCATGCTTGGAGACGCTCTGCGAGCTCGTAATGGGCTTGCGGCTAAGTGGACTCCTCGTAAGGGCCCAATTGCGGTTGAAATCCGCGAATTCTTTGGTATGAGCCCAAAGCAATACCGTAAGAGTCTTGTTGGATTGACTAATGTTGTTGAAAGCCAAATGTGTGCGAACGCATGGGACAACATCAACTTTAACCACGTACCTTCTTTGGCGGCTAGCCGTTACAAGAAGGCATTCAACCGTCATACTGAAAAGTATGCTGAATACGTAGCAAAGCTGGTTAAGGGTGAAGCAGGAGTCAAGGTTAACGCCGGCGCTGTTTACCCATACGATGTTTTGAAGGGCGTAATCAACCACTATGGTGGTGTAAGTTTCGGTAAGACTGAACTTGACCACATTGTGGCACAATGGGAAGCTCTGCCTAACTTTGTTGGTGATGCTAACATCCTACCTTTGGTAGACGTTAGTGGCTCTATGAGCACACCAGCAGGTAAGGGAAGTTCTTTCACTTGTATGGATGTTGCTGTTAGCTTGGGTCTATACCTATCTGACAAGAACAAGGGTGTGTTCAAGGACACATTCTTGACTTTCAGTGCTAAGCCAGAACTATTGAACCTTAAGGGTAACGTAGTTCAAAAGGCGGCCCAAATGGTCAAGAGCGACTGGGGTATGAACACCGACCTAGTTAAGGCAATGGACAAAATCCTTGCTACTGCGGTCAAGGGTAACGTTCCTCAATCTGACATGCCAAGCATGTTGTTGATCTTGTCCGACATGCAATTTGATGCTTGTGCCCGTTTCGACGACAGCGCAATGCAAATGATTGTACGTAAGTACAAGGACGCAGGATACGAAGCCCCAAGCATCGTGTTCTGGAACTTGAACTCTAGCGACAACGTTCCGGTCAAGTATGACCAACGTGGGGCGGCTTTGGTTAGCGGCTTCAGCCCAAGTATCGTCAAGGCGGTCTTGAGCGCTGACACTGACCAGTTCACTCCAGAAGGCATCATGATGAAAACCATCATGATACCACGTTACGATCTGTAAAAAGATTGTAAGCCAATACCCGCTTCGGCGGGTATTTTTTTGACTGAAACATCTTGCTATAAATAGAAATCTCAAGTATAATATAGCTTAACTGGCCATAGTTAAATGGATATAACACAGACCTTCTAAGTCTGATTTCCAAGTTCGATTCTTGGTGGCCGGACCATTAACACAAGGAAAACTATGAATATCAAACCTACTGCTAGCTTCAAAATGTCAAAACAAACCAAACGCTCTTTAGCATTGATTGTTGATCCTCAAAAGCGTGGAGAACAAAGACGTATCATGATTCAAGCTGAATTGGCAGGTGCGGTTAAACACAAGCCAGAAAAGCGAAATACCAATTTCGCAGGTAAAGCAGAGTAAATATCAATGCGGTCGTGAGTGGAATATGGCAGACCTCCGAAACCTGTTGGGTCTAGGGATGGGGCAAAGTCTTAGACAACGCCTTTGTAGGTTCAAGACCTACCGACCGTACCATACAATATGTCAGATACTTTAAACAACTTTATACAAGCATCGTGGGCTCGACGAAAAGAACTCACCAACATAATTTTTGAACGTACTAACGGCTATGTGTTTAGCGGCCCGTTTAAAGGAATGAAAATACTTCCCAAATGGGAATGGGGCGACAGCGACTGTGCTGGCAAGCTCTTGGGAATATACGAGTGCGAACTTTATCCTAGCGTAGAGAAAGTCATCAATAACAATCACGATCTAATATTGAATATAGGATGTGCCGAAGGCTTTTATGGTGTAGGTCTAGGAATGAGAACATCGGCGCAGGTAGTAATGGTTGATCCATTTGTTGCCGCCCTAAGCATCGCTAGAGAGAATGCCAAAGTAAACAATGTCAATAAGATTCTGTTTAGTTCAGAAAGCCATCCCGAAGTATTTAGACACTACCTACAAAAGTATAAGAACCCATTTATCTTTATGGACTGTGAAGGCCACGAGAAGAAGTTTTTAGATTTAGAAGCTATACCAGAACTATCATACACTTCTGTAATCGTAGAATGTCATGACAATGTTTGGCCGGGCATTACTGAAGAACTTAAAGACAAGTTTAAAGATACACACAATATTGAAGCAATTCCACAGGGTGCCAAAAACCCTTATATGTCCATCACTCACGACCTTTGTGACTATGACAAAGTACTGCTATGCTGTGAAGAACGACCAATGACTATGACTTGGTTGTATATGACTCCCAAAGATGCTGGTAACTGTTCATAAAGAACCTTTTACATTTATTGTTATTGATGATTGGCTAGACAACGAGACCAATCAACTATTCCTCAATGAAAGTATTAGGTTGATTCCCTACATGAAAGAAAGTAAAGTAGGGCACGACGGTGGCAGTACGATAGCAAAGTTTTTCAAGAAGAGCAAAAATCTTTGGATGTTCTTACACTATATCGCACACAAAGATCAAAAGAATCTAGCTGTAGAATTTGAAAAATTATTGTGGTCGGCAGAAATGCGACAGATTTTTCAAAATACCAATGACGGATTGTTTAATGCTATATTGTCTACTAACAGTAGCGATCTACTGTTGAGCAAATACGAAGATGAAGATCACTACGAATGGCATAGAGACTACTGTCATCTAGTAACTGTAAACTATATGTTGGCCAAAGAACCGTTACAGTTCCAAGGCGGAGAATTTTTAGTAGGCGGATGGGACAGTCAAGAAGTTACCCATACAATAGAATTTAAAAACAATCGTTTAATAATTTTCCCCAGTAGAGCGTTCCATAAAGTTACTCCAGTAAAAAATCTCCAAGGCGGAAGTGAACATGCCCGATTTACTTTACAGTACTGGAGTCAATTAAAGTACCGCCAAGAAACTTGACTTTCAAGATCAAGTAAATATATAATAGTAGCAGTTAAATAAAAAGCACGCCGCTTTAGCTCATTTGGTAGAGCAACGCACTTGTAATGCGTAGGTGGTCAGTTCGAATCCGACAAGCGGCACCATTTAATAGGTTACTATGTCACAAAAATTTAGATTTCACATATTGGGATTACCCCATACAGTATCAAGCAAAGAATATAACGCTTGTGCCTACACTCAAAAAGTTGTCAAGTTTGGCAAGATGATGAAAGAGCGAGGGCACTATATTATTCACTACGGACACGAAGACAGTGACCTAGTATGTGATGAACATGTTACAGTATCAACTAACAAAGATTTAGAAATCGCCTACGGTAGTTACGACTGGCGCAAGAACTTCTTTAAGTTTGATACAGGCGACCATGCTTATCAAACGTTTTACAAAAATGCTATCCGAGAGATTGGACTACGCAAACAACCTAAAGATTTTATCTTACCATTCTGGGGATCGGGTGTCCGTGAAATTTGTGACGCACACCAAGACATGATCTGCGTTGAACCGGGAATTGGCTACGCAGGTGGACATTGGTCACGTTGGAAGATTTTTGAAAGTTACGCAATCATGCATGCGTTCTTTGGTCTTACCAGTGTGGGTACTTGTAACCAAGATTGGTATCACGCAGTTATTCCTAACTACTTTGATCTAGAGGACTTTGAATACAAGCCAGAAGAAAAAGAAGATTACTTCTTGTTCCTAGGTCGTGTATACGAAGGCAAAGGTACGCACATTGCTATTGAAACAACTAGAGAGATCGGCGCCAAGTTAAAGATCGCAGGTCAAAATAATCTAGCGGCAATGGGATATGACAAGACTCCAGACCACGTAGAGTTTATCGGTTACGCTGATGTGCCTACTCGTAAGAAACTAATGAGTCGAGCCAAAGCCGCATTTGCCCCCAGTCTTTACACAGAACCATTTGGCGGCGTACAAATTGAAATGTTGTTAAGTGGTACTCCTACTATTACTACAGACTGGGGTTCATTCAGCGAAAACAATATACAGGGCGTAACAGGCTATCGTTGCCGAACTATGGACCAGTTCAAGTGGGCCGCAAAAAACATTGACAAGATTGACCCTGCTAACTGTCGCAAGTTTGGAGAAAACTTTAGTCTAGAGCGTGTCGCTCCAATGTATGAAGAATACTTCCAAATGGTATATGACGTATACGATGGCAAGGGTTGGTACGCAGAACATCCAGAACGAACTGACCTAAATTGGTTGGCAAGACAACATCCCGGATTATCTCTATGAAAAGAGTAGTATTTTATTTTGAGCCTGCTTGGGCTTTCGGAACTGTTCATTATGAGCTGTTCAAATATCTCTGGGGTTATGGTTTTAACTGTCAGCTACTTCCTTGGAACAAAAGTTATACCCGCGAGGAAATGGAGGAACTAAATGAGACTACAGATCTCTTTGTAACTACTCCACACGGGTGGCGCTTCTTGGGATATGACTACCAAACTGTTCGCCCGGAACAATGTGTCATTATCAGTCATGCTAAATTAGATATGACTGAACTCGTACATCATCACGGGATGGACGATTTTAATAAGTTCTATAAGTACGGAGCAGTTAGTGAATGGTTAGTAAATGTCAGTAAAGAACTAGGTATCGAACGCCCAGCTGAACTAACTCCAGTCGCTATTAATTTTAATACATTTTATAGCCCGCCCAACGATAGCCTGCGTGTTGTAGGTTATACAGGATCATTCCATCCTAAAGCAGAATTCACGGACGATATGGTACAGTCTCAACTAGCTCAACCTAAATACCATAAACGTGGCTGGTTAGTAGCAGAAGCTGTCCGTAGAGCAGGACTTGAATTTAAAGTAGCACAACCCTATCACAATAGCTTTATTACCATGCCCGGTTTTTACAAACGGGTTGATGCTATCCTAGCGGCCAGTACAGAAGAGGGCGCAGGACTTCCGGTTATGGAGGGCGGTGCCGCAGGTAAGCTGGTTATTAGTACACCAGTGGGACATTGGAACCAAAGAATTGGTGATGCAGGTGGTCATGCTGTTCCTATTCCTGAAGAAGAATTTTTAGAAAAGAGTGTAGAATTACTCTGCTACTATAAAGATAATCCGGTAAAATATAGACAACGATGTTTAGAAATACAAGATCATGCTAAAAGCTATGATTGGAAATATGTGATTGACAGGTGGGTTAATATTTTAAGCTGATAAACTACGTATATAACGGGGAATTTTTTTAAGATAATTACATAAAAGAATAGAGGGTTTTCAATGTTTAACTCAGGCACCTATGATTGGTCTCAATTAGATAGAGATCTAATAGCCAGTATGGTATCTTTTACCAAGCCCTCAGTAGTTGATAAAACGTTATCTCCTACAGAATTTACCAAAAAAATTAGAACATTGCTTCGATTTTTTAAAATTCCTGTGTCTGTTAAAACAACTTATGCTAAAGAAACAACCAAAGATACAGTATGGGTAGGCGGATTGTATTATGCTGTTCCGGATAAAGTTGGTCAAACAGCTATCACTTTACTCCTACAGTTTAACCCAAAAAATAAAAATCAAATATCAATTAACTACAGACATTTTAGAAAAATGTGCTGGTCATTAGCAGACACACTATTACACGAAATTGTTCACATGAGGCAGTACCGACGTAGATCTTTTAAAGATATTCCAGGATTCTATAGTACAGCTAACAGCGGAAAAAAACGAGCAGAGCAAGTTTACCTTGGACACGACGACGAAATAGATGCGTATTCGTTCAACATAGCTTGCCAACTTATAGATAAGTTTGGCTATGATGAAAAAGCTATAGTCAACTATCTAAACTCAGATCTCAACGATAAAAGGAAAAAATCAAATAGCTTTAAGTTATACCTAGAGGCGTTCGATCACAATCACAAGCATACTGTAATTAAAAAATTAAAGAAAAAAGTCATGCGATATGTACCCAACGCCGCCGAAATAAGAAAACCTTATAGAACAACCGATTGGTTAAAAACGTGCGAAAAACAAAAATAAAAAAATTTAATTGCTGTCCGAAATTAACTAAACCAGTGATCATCCCTACGAGAAAAGAAGTATTAGATATTCTAGAAGATATTAAACCAAAGATAGTTAATCAATTTTTATCCGTAGATGAGCTAGTACAAGACCTGGGTGTGTTTATTGGACAGCGGTTTAACATCGACGTTAAACATGCCGAAGCCGGACAAGTCGATCAAAACGACATCGAGTTAAACGGATACTACGACGGTGGACTTGACGAAGTAGGTGATACTGCTATCGAAGTTTATCTTATTACCAATCCAATGCAAGATGTAATAATCATTGACGCAGAACAATTTGAAATCATTGCTAGAAAAATTGCTGATACACTTAGCCACGAAGTTATCCATATGAGTCAATTCCGTGCTCGAGATTTTCTCGAAGTTGAAAGAATTGAGTATTCAGATATTGAAGAAGATGAAGAAGAAGATGAACGCGGCTATCTGAGTAGCCCGGATGAGATCAATGCTTATGCTTATAACATAGCAAACGAACTTTTGGAAAAGAATGCTCTACCGGTAGTACTCCAAAAATTAAATAGGCTTAAAGACATATCAATAGAAGACAGTCTCAATCTTTGGGCCTATGTTAATGCTTTTGAAAAGAATACCAATCATCCTGTCCTAAAACGATTAATCAAAAAAGTCTATAAGAGTTTATTGGATCTTTCCAAATAAACGGTAAAATCAGTTATTGACAAAACCTGAAACATGCTGTATACTTAAAGCATGTTAAAAATTTTCCTACCTATATTAACTGTGCTCTTAGTTGGTTGTTCGGGTATTCCGACAACTGAATATAGAGTATTGACTCCTTACGAGGTTAGTATAATTCCAGTCGACTGCTACAATAAAAAGCATATAGTAGCATGGCTAGAAGACCAGCTTAAATGGACTGATCAATTTCCGAGACTGTACAATGACAACATCGATGCCATCAAATTTAAACTTTGGGAAATTCGCACTAATTGCCCTCGTTAGTCTAAGTGGATGTGCTAGTCAGCGTATCCATCCTAGTACTGACAAATTGGTAAGGATTGAGCCAAACTGTGAAATAGCACAGGAACAGTTAGATTGGCTAAGAAGCATTAGGCCGACATTTAAGGAACGTATAAGCGCAAGGAATGAAGTGTTAGCATGGGGTGGCTTCTCAAGAGATTACCAGAACAACAAAAATATTAGTGATGGTAAAATTGATTGGCTTATTGATTTAAACATTCGAGATATTTACAGAAAATGTCAAAAAGAAAGTTAATCGTTATTGCTAGTATTCTAGCAGTCAGTTCTGCTTCGGCTCAGGAATGTATTCTTAAAGAAAAGACTACTGCTAGAGAAACCGGAACTGTTGCCCTAATTAAAAATATCAATGCCGAAGTAACTCCTTGGGGTAAGGGGCAACAAAAATGTACTGCTAGTTTGGAAGGATATGCTAACGGTAAGTGGCATAATGCCACTGGAGAATTTATTTGGGATGGTGATTACACTCCTGCTAAAGCCTGCGGTGCCGCTGTTGAATTGGCGAAAAAGAATTTGCTCACTGGCTTGAATTCAAGTACAATAGTAAATGAAAGTGTGGTAATATGTAAGGAACAAGAAGAAAAGGACAAGCCAATTATAAATCCTAGGATTGGAACGATTCTAGATGATATAACTCGGTTACGCCCTAATCCTAAATTTCCAAAGTCATTTTACCATAATGGTGAAGAATGTAAGTGGTACCTCGAAACAGGATGGAATGGCAAAGACATTCGACAGTTTAACGGTATTGTTTGCAGGTACGGTCCAACCAAATGGATTATTGTTGATAAGTTTTAACACACACAGAAAGGTATTTTTATGAAACTGAAAACTCTAGCTCTTGCTTCAATGGTGGTGGCTCTATCTGCTTGCTCAGGTATGAGTACACTTAAAACAGAAAATCTCGATAGAAAGACTGTACCAACTTGGTATCTCGAACACATCGACACTGGTACCGAAATGAAGGCATGGTATAAGCCTTGGGACCGTCAAGGCATGTATTACGCTGTAGCAGAAGATGTTAGCTCTAGCATGGAAATGGCAATGAAGAAAGCCACAATGAAAGCTAAGGCTAAAATCGCAGACCGAGTCAACGGTGAAATGAATAGTCGTACTACTATCCGTTTTGACGAAAAGGGTAGTGCTGATCGCCCAACTGGTACTTCGACCGCACAGGACGTTATCGTTAATTTGATTGCTGAAAGTGTTGTACGTACCTATGGAGTTGAAAAGAAGATGGTTGTCTTCAATCCCGAAGCCAATAACTATCGAGTATTTGTTATGTTGAAGATCAGTCAGCAAGATGTGCAGACACTTGCCGAAACTTATGATCAAAACAAACAGATCAAACTTCAAGGTCGGGTCGCTGGCAAGACTATTGACGAAACTGCGGCAGAAGTTTTGAAACAAGCTCAACATTAATTTGGAAACCAAGAATTCATTAACCATAGCTTTTATAGGATAATTACAAGAATACCACAAAGGAAGTTATGAAAACCAAACCCAAGTTTAATATCAAGCCGGCCGCAAAGCCAGTACCACCCCAGCAAACTCAACCACAGGGCAGAGCACCGTCAATCATGATTGCAGTACCTGCTATGGAAATGGTTAATGCTGAATTCGCACAGCATCTTGCTATGGCGGCCGCTAACATGGTTGCCAATGGTATTAAGATCAACTGTGCGTTTAATATCGGATCAGTTATCACTATTGCTCGTCGCAATCTTACTGACATCTTTTTGAAGTCAGATTTTGATTATGTATGGTGGGTTGATAGCGATATGAAATTTCCGATCGATGCTCCCTTACGTTTGTTGAAAAGGCAAAAGGCTATCGTTGGCGCAAACTATCGCCGCCGACGTTTTCCTAATCCTAACTTCACTGGCATGATGGGATCAAATGGACAATTTACAGAGTTTCAAACTACTGACCAAAGTCCTCCAATGGAACTGATCGATGTTCTTCCGCACGGTTGTGTTCTAGTACATCGTTCAGTATACGAAAAAATTCCCCAGCCTCACTACTTACAAGAATATATTCCCGAGCTTAATTTAGAAATTGGCGAAGATATCTATTTCTGTCAGCAGGCTCAAAAGGCTGGTTTTGAAGTTTGGTGCGATCAAGAACTTAGTCGTGAAATAAGCCATATTGGTATATTCCACTTTAACTATAACTTGTCAGTGCCAAAATAACTGAAAGGCGAACCATGTTCGAAAGTATTGAATTGCGTAAAGTAGAAAACGGAATCATCATTGTTATTCGTGATGATGAGAATGACGAAAAAGAATATGTCTATGACACAACACGCAAGGCACTAAAATTTGTCAAAGACCTGCTAGAAACAAAAGAGGCTAAGGTAAATTGAATCATGTTTTAGTAACAGGCGGTAGTGGGTATGTAGGTAGTCATGTCGCCAAAATGCTGTTTGAACACGGATATTCTCCCATAGTATTTGATCTACAAGCAAAATCTAGACCATGGGCTAGTCCGAACTGGCCCACTATTAGTGGTGACATTAATAATAAATGGTCCATAGATACATTATTTGGAAACTTCAAGTTTGATGCGGTTATACATCTTGCCGCAAGTTCAGAGGTAGGTGCCAGTGTAACAGATCCTCTACGTTATTATCAAAATAATGTAGGAGGGTCTGCTGTAATTCTAGATGCTTGTAAACGGTTTAACGTAGATAAATTTATCTTTAGTTCTACTAGTAGTGTTTACGGAGAAATTCATCCTAGTCGATTACCCACAGTTGAACATTATCCAAAGAGCCCGGTTACTAGTTATGGTAGCAGTAAATGGGCAGTCGAATGTATGTTGCGTGATGTTGATGTTGCTCACAACATTCGCTCAGTTAGCCTGAGATATTTTAATGCCAGTGGCGCAAGTCCAGACGGAAGTATTGGAGAGTATCGTCCTAGACCTACACACCTTATTCCTAGTATCCAATATGTTGTAGATGGCCACAAACCTATGTTCTCTATCAACGGTGACGACTACGCTACACCGGACGGTACTGCGATTAGAGACTTTACACACATCTGGGATATTGCTAGAGCACACGTTAAAGCATTAGAGTACCTTGGCGCAGGTGGCAAGACTGACTCATTTAACATTGGAGCAGGATCTGGTAAGAGTGTACTTGAAGTTTTTAATGAATACCAAAAACAACTAGGACGCTCGATTCCAAAAGAAGTAGTTAGCAAGAGGCCAGGTGACATCCCGTGGAACTACGCAGATATCACTAAGGCAAAAGAGGTGTTGGGCTGGGAACCTGTCATGAGCGACTGTACTTCAATCGTTCGAGACGCCCAACAATGGTATTCAAGCAATCTATATAAAGAGATTTCAAATGAACGAGTTACTAGTAATACTTGTACTATTTCAAATTAAACATTGGTATATTGATTTTGTAAATCAAAGTGCTGAAGAAGTTAAATACAAAGGTAGTTACTTAGACTGGCGCGGTGTTAAACACAGTCTAAAACAAGGACTAGGTACCTTTGCTGTACTATTTTTATTCTGTTCTTTCGAAGCATCATTAATTTTTGGTGTTATAGATTTTTTACTACATTACCACATCGATTGGACTAAAATGAATAAAGGCAATCGAGATATAACTACACCGCAATTTTGGAACCATTTAGGTCTTGACCAAATGGCACACCAAATAACTTACATTGGCATTATATATGCCCTAACATTATGAAAAAAGAATACAATATAAAAGACCGGGTGTGGATTCACCTAGGCGAAAAGAAACTAGTAGAAGGTCGAGTTGTCGAAGTTATTGACCTAGAACATCTAGGTGAAGGACACAGTAGGGATCGAGAACTATATGTGATCGAACTCCACACAGGAATCGACGATGTCTACGAAGTTCGAACATTCGATCAAATTAGTCCAGACGCAAAAGGTCCTATCCAACTGTTTAGGAATCTTAAAGAAGTTATAGAGAACAATCGCTACTTGAAAAAAGTAGGAATGCCAATTCCTATTCCTGCTCGTAACCCTTTGGAAGAACTTGCCAAAGAAATTAACGAAGACATGGCCCAGGACGATGACGAGCCTACTCCGGAACAAATACATGCGGCGATTGACAAATCACAAAAATCTTCAACTCATGCTCCTTTAAACTTACAAAAAGATAACGCTCCTAAAAAACGTTATTTTAAGAAAAAGAAAACAGTCTAATGATCGCTTGGACAGAGTCAATAAAACAAATATTTCCAGAATACGATAACATAAAGTCATTGATGGAAGAAGGCGCCAAAGTAAAGCCAATAATAAGACAGCGTGGCAAGAACTGGCGGGTTTCTATTGAAGAAGTTTATCCAGAAGAAATAAAGTACGGTACGACTACTGATCCAGATATATTAAATGAAGCGATTGATTGGACAACAACTCAACTTAGCAGTTGGCCAAATGTGCGTAGGATGAGTTGGCAAGATTGGGATTTTAAACGTAAATCTGATGTTGATAAATTTATAACTATATATTACTTAAGATGGGCAACGTAAGATATAAGGTTGTAGAAAAAGAAGGGCAACAGATTGTTGAAGAAATTCACAAGGTTGTAGTTCATCGGTTTCGAATGGGCGATGTTGAAGACCCGGACTTGTATGCCTCACAACCGATGTATGAATGGGAAAAGAGCGAAGCTGGGCAGTTTATAATGAAACATGCTGTAGATACACCAGAATGGCATAGGCATCTCGATCAGTTTAGTTACGGACATGAATATGCTATAGTAGCAGAGTTGGAAAAGAAAAAGCTCTCGGAGTTCTATTTGAGATTTGACAAAACACTAATAAGGTAGTATAATAAACACATGGCACAACATTCAAACTATTGGTCATGTAGCCCTTTTGCTGATTGGCTACGTGGCACTAAAAAACTCAGCGCAGGTACCTCAGAAGAATGGGACTCTTGGACCACTGCGGCTCAAATGAAACATAACTTTCGCTACTGGTTAGCAGAAGACGGTCTAAGCAATCTACAAGATTTTGTAACTTGGCCTGCTAGGAAATTAAACGATGTTCGTTACTATGTTAATAACCGCTGGGTTACTAAGTCTCATGCCCTTACTGCTCATCCCCGAGATATCAAACCGGGCGATTGGTGTGATGTGGGCAATCGTTTCCTTCCTTGCCTTTTTAACGAGTTGGTTGATTTTGTTGAAATAGAACAAGCATGGCATTACTGTATTTGGAGTGACGAGCACAAAAAAGAATTTGAAGTTCCATGGTGGCGCAAAGGTTGGCTACGTTGGAGAACATGGCGCAGTCCAGAAGCAGGCATGGCTTATTTGAACTGGGCTAGTACACTGACCAACGCAGAGTTTCTAGATGAAGATAAAAAGCACGAAGCTGTGCCAACTTATCAGGCCAAAGCCGCTAAGGAAATTATCGAGCTGTACACTTGGTGGACTGTTACATATCGCAATCGTCCAGATCCATATGATGCTAGCGGCTGGAGTGATCACTGCGATGCTATGCGTATCAAGTATCCGGGTAGTTTCTTTTCTAGCCTAAACAGCAAAGATCCAGAAGATCGTAAAGCCAGCGACAAGGCTCACAAAGCACTTCAGAAGATAGAAGCCGCCTATGCTAAAGAAGACGAAGCTATGATGATCCGTTTGATTAAAATCCGAGAAAGCCTGTGGACGTGAAATGTTTAAATGGATTGGTGATTTATTTTTCAAATTAAGTTTGAGGCGTAAATTAAAAAAACGTCTTAAAGAAATACGGGATAGAGACCCCTATATCTACAAATGAAATTTTTGCTCGCCAATGGATGTAGTCATACTGCTGGTTCCGATATCGTGCCCGCCGGAGGATTTAAACTTGGTCAACCGTGGGGAGACCCAACCGAAGCTTGGCCTCGTTGGGTAGGAGACCATTTTGGTATTACTAATTTTAACATTGCTGAAGCAGGAATTGGTAATGAGCAGATAAGTAGGTCTACAATCATGTACGTGTCAGAAGAACTCAATCAAGTAGATCCAAAAGACTTAATGGTATGTATAATGTGGTCCGGATTTAATAGATACGAGTACTGGTGTCCTGATCAATATCGGCATAAATCTACAAACTTAGGAATGCTTGAAAAAAATAAGCCTTGGTGGCGTCAGATTGGCAACCGACAGCCGTCTACACTAGTTAAAGAGTATATCAAACTTAAATCGTTGATTGAAGATGAATATTATTGTTACTATAAAAATTTATATCACATGTACAATACTGCTATATTTTTGGAATCAAAGGGAATAGAATATTATTTTTCTAACGGAATAAACGATTTTATTTCGATAAACGAAATGCGGACACATCATAATCTTCAACACCTATATGCTGATATGCTACACATTTACGGAAAAAACCGTATTAGTCGACATCTGGGCTTCTTCTCAAGTAGTGGGCTTACTTTTGAAAAATATTTGAAAGATAAAGGAATACCACCGATCCCTAAACATAAACATTGGGGATCCGATGGACAAAAAGAATACGCAAAACTGTTTATTAAACACATAGAAGATAACAAATGAAACAAGAACTAGATAAATTGTTGTGTGAGAAGTATCCAAAGATGATGGTCAACCGTAACAAGGACATGAAAGAAACTTGTATGTGTTGGGGATTTGAATGTGGCGATGGTTGGTTCAATATTTTAGATCAGCTTATGGGCAATATCCAGCATCACATTGATTGGAAAAACAAACAGCGTAATTGGGCTATTGAGTATAATGCTATGGCCGCACAATGTAAAGCAGGTAACTTTGATCTTTTTGATCAAAGTATGGAAGGTGTAATTAGCACAGAATATAAAGAGAAGCGCCTTGCTGAAATCGTTGCTGGTGACTTTAGAGAAGTTCCTCCAGAGTTTCCACAAGTTACGTTAGACCAAGTTAAGGAAAAGTTTGGCACACTACGTTTCTACTATACAGGCGGTGACGATGAGATTAGTGGTATGGTACGTATGGCAGAAAGTATGAGCGCTATTACTTGCGAAGGGTGCGGAAAGCCTGGCACACAAACCAAGGGCGGTTGGATTAAAACTATCTGCGAACCCTGCGAAGAAGAACGGAGTAAACGATGGAAACAGCAAGAGACATAACTAATCAATTAATCTATAGAGCTAAAAATTTAAGCGAATGGATCGTTACAAAAAAGATTCCATTTGGATTTAAATTTTTAGGAACTGTACCTTTTGATATGTTTATCGATGAAAGAGGCATAGCAGAAATTAAAATTTGGGCAGTTACTGCCGATGAAGCAGAGAAAAAAGCAACTGAATGGATTAACAAACACGTAGAAGATCATGAGTAAAATATACCTAATCAAACCATTACACAAGAAAAGCATTTGCTGGCATATTGAATTGTTCCGTGACAATGCGGACGGTTCTATCAGCTGGGTCAACATCGACGATCACTATCGTTGGGGACAGGGTTTTGTAGAAGAAGACATGGATATAAACTTGCCCTACGAAAGTGACGAGCAGGCTACTGCTCGCACAGACTGTGGCTGGGGAGCAGAACTAGACGACCAACACGCTTGCTGGTTCGAATACAGTGACGATTTTACCGACGAACAAAAAGAAGAATTCGAAACAGCATACCACGAAGGTGGTGCTGGTTGGTTATTCGATGGCGATCACGAATGGCAGGTTGAAGATGATTATTTGATCATCGATGCCCCTTTCCAAGTTAGCCTATGCGATGAAGATGGTACTGTAATTGAAGAAAATGTAAAACTTAAAAAGCGCCCTGATCCTAGTACAGCATGGCCTTTTTCACAGGAATTTCCAAATGACCAATAAAGAAGAAAAGAAAATCAAAGTTGAATTTGCTCCAGGTGCCTTTGACAGTTTTGAAGGTACGCAGGAAGAACTTGACGCACTTCAGAAAGAGATTATAGAAACTTTTTCTAACATGTCTCGAGAAGAGCTAAAAGAACAAAGCCGAAAGGTCGATGTAGAAGATCTCATGGAAGATCCAGAATTGGCTAGACAATTAACAAAACACGCAACTCGTAACCTACACTAAGGTATATATGAACTTTAGATCTTGGGTCCAAAATAAATGGTATGAACATTTAGATGAACTTGACAGCCTGATGCTGCCGCGGCCCAATTACGATGTTAAAATTTATTTTCAAAAATACAAATGGTGGTTAAAGCGTGAATACCAATTCCAAAAAAGTCTCGAGCAGTCCTGAACGGCATACCTTTCAAGCAGAAGGTTATATCAAACGCTGTGAAGAAAAGGGCGAAGAGCCCAATTCCGACTATGTCAATATGTACAAAACTTTTCGCGAACAAGATGAAGAAAATCTTACAGATCCCGAATGGCAAAAAGATAACATGGAGTACGATCTCCGTAGTACCGAATGGATCTGCGACAAAGTAAAAGCACACGATAATTATGCCCAAAACTTGTATGCGGCCATGTGTAACATGCAGTTTATCAAATTGGCTGTTATACCTATTCTTAAAGATCAACGGTGGAGTGCCAGCTGGCGGCATAGCGGGGGTATTGTTGCCGACATGCAGGAAAAAGGTGATTACATTGATTGGTACTGTAGTGGTATTGGCAATGAAGAATACGGAAACGGTCTAGATGGTACTAAACCTGTAGTAGATGAAGATGGTCGAGAATACGTACCCGAAGGTGTAGTTACTGACGAGATCCGAGAAGATTTGAAAAAATTGGGTTGGGTTGCTGTGCCATGGGACGATGATGAGTAAGCCTATAATCCTAAACGAAAACGCATGGCTTAAAATCTATAACCATATTGCCAAACAGTATCCTCCGGGCGTGTTGTTAATTCGCAACAGGATGCGAGATGTATTAGGCTTTACCAGCAGGACACATCGAGAATGGGTTCCAAAAATGGATGGCGGTTATTACGAAACTTCCATCCGTTTGGACTTCTACAACGAGCCAAAACGTACAATGTTCCTGCTAAAATATTCTGAATATTTGGAAGAAAACGGTAAAACCTTTCTTGACATAGCATGAAAGTCAGTGTATAATATAACTATACTGAAACAGCAAGGAGCAACTAAATGGCCACTAAACTTCAAACAGCAAGTATTGCGATTCGTCAAAACAAAGGACGAGACCTAAGCCCAAAATGGGAAGGTGCCTCTGAATGGGAAGGCAATAAATTTACCCGATTCTTCCACGAAGCAATGGCTTGGTACCGTCTGGAAAAGTCCGGTAAAGAACTTAAACCTCAAGTTATTAACTGGATGGCTCAAAACGGTTACGATCGTAGTGACATTGAAGCATTTAAGAAAACTAAAGACAATCGTTGTAGTTTGACAATGGGCTCGATTGCCGCATGTCTGCTTCGCGGTATGCCCGAAATCCACGCAGGTTTTAACGACGGCAAAGACACAGGGCAATGGCTACGCACTCAGATTGCCACTGTAGTATCTGACGGCAAAGACGACATTGACGACAGCGAAGAAGCAAAGCCAGTGGTTAAGGCCGCAGTATATGTGCCTAACATCCAAGAGCGTTTGAAAGAAGCCGCTGGCGACATGAGCGAAGAACTTGATATTGCTATTGACAATTGGATTATGGATCCTGAGAACTTTGATCCAAAAGCATTTAAAATTGTAAGCCTGCTTCGCGGTAAAGGTTGTAAGGCCGCCCACGCTCGATTTATCAAGGCCTACTTCAAGTCAGGACACGATGAGCTGTTGGAACTTGCCAGCGGTAATGCTGACGAGCAGTTGCGAGAAGGCTACAAACACGTTAGCCGCAAGAATGTTAAGAAGCTGATCGAGTTCTATGAGTTGATCGCGGCCGCTTGTGAGCAGATTGCCGCAGAAGCCAAAATACTTAAGAAGCCCCGTGCTAAGAAAGTTAAGCCGGCAGAAGAATTGGTTAAGAAATTGAAATTCTTAGTTACTGATCCTAAACTTGGTATTACTAGCGTTCCACCTCAAGGCATCATCGGGGCTCAGGCCGCAGTAGTATACAACGCAAAGACTCGGAAAATCGGTGTGTACATTGCTACTAACAGTGCCGGGTTGAACGTTAAAGGTACAAGTATCATTGACTTTACAACAAAGAGCTTTCAAAAGACTCTGCGTAAGCCTGCGGATCAAATCAAAGAGTTTAAAGAACAAAATACACAACGGCGTGTCACTGACTGGTTTGGTAAGATTAAGGCTACTGAAACTGTCATGAACGGACGCATGAACGCAGACATTATGATCCTGAAGGTGTTTAAATGAACGAAACTGTACTATGTAAAGATTGTTCTCATAGTTTTAGAAAGTTCAAAGACTGGTTTATTCTAGGTTCAAACGAGTACGCTTATACCTGCCTCAAGTCCTTTAAGCCAGAACATAATGAACCTAATCCAGTTATCGGGAACATAAAAATTAAGGCCAAATACGAAAGTTGTGCTGTAGCCCGGGTCGGTCGTCCGGACAGAGATGATCGTTGTGGAGAAGCCGGTAAGTGGTGGACCCCAAAAGATAAAAAAGATCTATTCACATATATTAAAAGAATTTAAAAAGGAAAACTATGTTAGTACCAATGGTAATTGAAAAAACAAGCACAGGAGAACGTGCCTTTGACATTTATAGCCGATTGCTCAACGAGCGTATCGTGTTTTTGAATGGCGGAGTTGACGACCATACTTCCAATCTTATCGTAGCGCAATTTCTACATTTGGAAAGTCAAGACAGCGAGAAGGATATCCATTTTTATATTAACAGTCCGGGTGGGGTAGTAACCTCAGGTATGAGCATCTATGACACCATGCAGTTTATTAAACCCGATATCTGTACCTATGTTATGGGGCAAGCCTGTTCTATGGGCAGTTTATTGGCGCAATCTGGCACTGCGGGCAAACGCTTTATGCTACCCTACGCTCGCCATATGATTCATCAACCCAGCGGTGGTGCTCGTGGGCAGGCTACAGACATGGAAATCCAAGTAAAAGAGATCCTAAAAATGAAGAAAGAGCTTACAGAAATCTATGTAAAGCATAACAGCAAGGGCAAAACTTTTGCTCAACTTAGTGCTGATATGGAGCGAGATTTCTTCATGGACGCAAAAGAAGCTCTTGAATACGGTCTAATTGATCAAATCGTAACTAAACGCCCAGAGTAATTGTTCCTAAGCCGTAAGGCCCTTGTGTGCTAAATATAAAAAAGCATACAAGGGCTTTCTCTCATTTACGGAACAAAACCATGGTAAAGACATTTGACGCAGGTAATTTAGAAAATATTCCACGTTCTAGTTTGTTGCTGAACGAAAACGACATCAGCGGCGATCTAATTGACGGCGGTACTATTACAAATTTTGGTAGTACAGGAATTCAAGATAAGGCTACAAAACAAAGTCTAGTCGTAGAAGACGACAAAATTACAGTAAAAAATATCTCTGTAGAAACAGTAACTGGTGATTTTACTGTACGCGGCGATGTTAAAATCTACGGAGTACTAGATGCTGGATTTGTGAGAACTACTGAATTAGTTACTAATCAAATCTACGAAAAGCAATACCTAGAATTTGCCCACGGCGACAAGGGTACAAACATGGGAACTGGTCTGCTATGGCCAGGAGAACCTTACAATAAACAACTGGTATTAATGGCTGGTCCAGATAGATTCTTTAGCACTGAAAACATTGACATTGCCAAAGGTAGAGATTTCATGATCGGCGGCAACAGCGTTATTGGTCTCGAGTCCCTTGGCAACAGTATTCTATATTCTAGTTTAAGAACCGTTGGTTCATTAAAAGAACTTAATGTAACAGGCAAAGTTAATTTCAATGACTACATATTCTTTGACCCGTTTAACAATAGATTTGCCTTGGGTCAGGACCAACCAACAGCCAAGTTTACAATCTATGATTGGGAAAACAACGTAGAAGTTGTCATTGATACAGACAAGCAATCTAGAGCAAGAATTGGCACTTTCAATACCAAAGCATTAGACCTAATCACAGACGATCAGGTTAGACTCAGTATCAGCGAGCAAGGTCATATTACATTTGGACACGAACTACGTGACAATACTGTAGTCCGTACATATGGTAAGCTGGCCGTTAACGTTAAGAATCCTACAGAAGATTTTGAAGTTGGTGGAAGTATGCGTGTTGGTGGAAAGCTACAGACACGTGGAACTGAACCACCAACTCAGGGAAGTTTTACACAAGGTGATGTGGTTTGGAACGATAATCCACTTCCAACAGGTTGGGTAGGTTGGGTTTGTGTTCGAACTGGTAACCCTGGTACATGGAAGGCATTTGGACAAATAAGTGCTTGACCTAGTTAAATAATTATCATACAATAACAGTTAGCGGACTTTAACGACTTTCATCCCGCTTTATAAACTCTGCATGTCGTCAAACTTGCTACTTTACAATAAAGGAGACTAGAGATGGCAAATCTTCAACCAGTACAATACAAGTACACCAGTACCAAAGAATATCACGACGCATTTCCATGTGCGTATCGCCAATGGCGAGCTGATAGTCACTGTAATCTAAATCACGGTTACAGTTTTTCAATGAAGTTCTATTTCGGAACCAACGACCTAGATGTCCGCAATTGGGCGGCAGACTACGGTGGTTTAAAAGAACTTAAAAAGATCCTAGAGGATCAATTCGATCACACTACACTAGTCAGCGCAGATGATCCAGAACTAGAATTCTACAAAGAAATGGAACGCCGCAAGTTGGCCAAACTAACTATTCTGCCAGCATTAGGATGTGAAGCGTTAAGCGATATGCTATACAAGTATGTCAACGGAGTTTATATTCCAGACATGTGGGGCGACGGTGAAAGCAAGCGCCTTTGGTGCTATCGTGTAGAAGTACGTGAAACTCAAAGTAATATGGCCTATCGTGAAGGCCACCGTGAATGGAATGAAGATCTTTTTGCTTAATTGATCTTGACAATCTGATAGGCATAGTGTATAATAGCATTATGCCTATTTTTGTTTAAGGAGCGATTATGGATTTAGATTTTGGCGGTACTAGTTACGACAGTGACACACAGTACAAAATGATTCACAACTTACTACACGAAGGTGTATTCATTGTTGAATTTACCAAAATAAATGGTGAATTACGTACAATGACCTGTACACTACACAAAGACTGGATGCCTACGGAAGCTATTCGAGAGCATCACCAAACTCGATTATACGATCCAGAAACTGTAGCAGTATGGGATACAGACAAGCAGGCCTGGCGTAGTTTTAAAACAATGCGTGTAATTTCAATCAAGGAGAAGAGCTATGACTCAAAGTTGGACACTTAATGTAGAAGAAGATCCAGAAACCGGAGATGCTATCCTAACATTCCCTCCAGACATGCTATCGAAAGCAGGGTGGAAAGAAGGGGATACGCTAGAGTGGATTGATCGTAAAGACGGTTCTTGGGAACTTAAAAAGAAAGAAGAAAGCGAATGGGTGTTGGTTGAGTGTGTTAGCACATTCCGCGAACGCTATATGGTCGAGGTGCCAAAGGGTAAAGAACTTTGGGCACTAGATACTGTCACGATGAATGAAGCTAAAGAATTTAGCCAAGAGCATCTCGGCGAACAAATTGTTAGCCACCGAGTCGTTACCAAAAAAGAAGCATTAGAATTGTGTGATAAGGATAACGACTACGTTAGTTCTTGGGACGAGGAGACAAAAGTTAAAAACTTTTTCACAACTTGGGAAGAACAAAAAGACTGATGAAAGATACACTTTTAGTTGTAGCAGTATTTTTGTTGTTTTTAGCATTAGGGGGAATATTTTTCCTCTTGCCCAAACACGGTACAGTAGTGTATAATTGTACATGGGCAGAGATTAGTCCTGATATTCCGCCCAAAGTTAAAGAAGAATGTCGTAAACTTAATGTAGAAAGATCTAAATGACCAAACGTATTGGCTTTGCCTGTAAGTGGATAGACCATCCAGAACAGGTAAATGGGATCAAACCCAATGATGATGCTAAAAAATATAATACTGGCAGTACCACAGTAGCCTGGTTAAATAGACAAAGCCGGGATGTAGCTGATCAAAAGCTCTGGGACCTTATGGTACAGAACATTGAATCTACTCGGTTGCTAGTTAAACGTGTAGGAGAACTAGATGAAAATCTTAGAATGGTACGACTCAGTAGCGATATCTTGCCTGTGTACACTGAGCCAGTTTGGAGCAGGTTTTGGAGGCTTCCCGATACACGAGCCTATTGCGAAAGAGGATTTAGAGCTGTGGGAGATCTGGCTCGCGAGATGGGTGTTAGGTTGTCTTTCCATCCTGGCCAGTTTGTTGTCTTGGCATCTATTAACCCAGGTATTGTAGAACGAAGTATAGAGGAGTTTGAATATCATGCCGATATGGTCAGATGGATGGGCTACGGTAAGGCCTTCCAGGATTTTAAAATCAACGTACACATCTCGGGTAAACAAGGTCCCGAAGGCATTCGAGCTGCCTACAAACAGCTTACCCCCGAAGCCCGCAACTGTATTACAATTGAAAACGAAGAAAACTCCTGGGGATTAAATGACTGCTTGGATTTGGGTGATCTCTTACCTATTGTTTTGGACATACATCATCACTGGATTCGAGAAGGAGAATACATTAAGCCTAACGACCCGCGTGTATTACGTGTTATTGAGTCTTGGCGTGGTGTTCGTCCCACTCTTCATTATTCAGTTAGTCGCGAAGATTATCTGTTAGATCACGATATCAACGCGGTACCTGATCATGAGCAACTGTTAATCGAAGGCTACAAAAAACAAAAGCTCAGAGCACACAGTGACTTTTATTGGAATCAAAATGTAAACGATTGGGCTCTTACTTTTCTCGATCAGTTTGATATGATGTGTGAATCCAAAGGAAAGAATCTTGCTAGCCATGCTCTATATAAATATTACTTGAGTGGTCAATAGGGCATCCAAGGATCCGCAAGCAAAGAATTTTCCCTATTTCTTCTTATAGCACAGCCAATGTGGCTACACGGCGAATTGGCGCTCACTTAATATTATGTATAACTTTATAAGACAGATTAACGAAGGCAGGATTGGTAAGACACTAGAACGTGTTAAATTGGCCTATTCTACGACCGGATTAGGAAAAAGCCTCAGCAAGCAGTCTTTAGAATATCACTACGGCAAGTTATACAAATCCTACTGCGATCGCTATAACGCAGGTGAAGGTGATTCAGATTTTAATGAAGCTGGCGCATACCTACACAACATTTATTTTAGTCAGTTCCGTTCTCCGAAAGGTTCTAACAAGCCCGATGGAGCAGTTCTAGGGCTTATCGAAGAACACTTTAAATCTTGGGAAAAATTTCAAGAAGCGTTTGAAAAAACAGCAATGAGCATACAAGGTAGCGGATGGGTTTATCTAGCCAAAGACGGCGAAATTAAAACCATAAAAAATCACCAGATCAAAAAGGATATCGTAATCCTAATTGATTGGTGGGAACACGCCTGGGCGTTAGATTATCAAGCCGATAAAAAGGCCTATCTAAATAATCAATGGAAGATTATCGACTGGCCTATTATCAACGCAAGACTCACTTAGCCTTTTTAACTACTTTTAACGCAGTCTTTTTAGGAGCCCTGGCAGTTGCTGGGGCTTTTTCTTTTGCTGGTGTTGCTACAGCGACCTTTGGCGCACGTGGTTTGCGTGGCTTTTTAGCCGGTTCAGCAGTGGCAGCTAGGTCTAGGGGTTCTAGATCTAATGCTACGGCCACCGGATCAACCTTAGTTTCCACTACTGGTTGAACTGGTTCCGGTACCAATGGGATTGGTGTAACAGCGGCTGGCTCAGGTACCTTGTATGGTACTGATTCGACCGCTGGCGCTACTTCGGCTGGTTTGCCTGTAAAAAACTCTTTAATTTTCTTAAACATCGATGTCTCCTTGCAAGTTAATTCGATAATGTATTTAATACCGTGTTAATAAAGGTCTAAATTTCATTTGACTGCCTTTGGCTAACTTAAAATAAATACTTGTTAGAACACTACCTGCTATTAACCCAGCAGTTTCAACCAGAATAAATATGGTGTAGTACAGAGGAAAACATGTCTAATCAAACAATTAACATCGGTAGTCAACCAAACGACGGCACAGGCGACAGCATTTACACAGCCTTTCAGAAGGTAAATGCTAATTTCCAAGAAGTATATACATTACTTGGTTACGGGGCCGGCTTTAGTTTCTTAAGACTTAAAGAAGCTCCAGCATTCCTAAGACCTAACGCTATTCTACAAGTAAATTCTGTAGGTACAAAGTTTATAAACAAAACTCTTGTTGCCAGTACAGGTATGCAGATTATCATTACAACCTCAACTATTGAGTTTGTTAACACAGCGTCTTCTATTAAAGCTGACGGAAACCCAACATTATCCGCTAACCTAAGCGGTGAATTTGCCTTTAGTTTGATTAACATGGATGCCGCAGGTCCTCATGCGGATCGCGATGCTGTAAGTCGTAAGTGGGTCTATGAAAACTTTTTACAACGCGACGGATTGGTAGTATATGACACAACAAGTAGTTCTGAATTACAGTATAACGGACTAAGCGTTTTAAGAACCAATGTTAACCTAATAACAACAGCCACAGGGGAACTAAATTTAGTAAACAAGAAATACGTAGACCGCCTAGTCGAAACTAGTAGTTTCGTAAGTAATGTTAACTTTTTTGTAACAACAGTAGGTGACGACAATAGATTTGAAGTTGCTAGTTCTAAAAGAGGTCGAGCAAATGCCTACGCATTTAAAACCATTAATAGAGCGGCGGAGGCAGCTGAACAGTTTATTGCCTCCAGCCAGATCGTCCTGGGCCCATACCAAAAAACTATTAGTTACGGCCAAGGTACTGCCAATGCTGTAATTGCTTCTACAACTTCTAGCCCAATTTTAAGTACCAGCACATTCGCAACACGAATTAAAGTTACCTTGCCTGTAGAATATTTTAACGTAGGTACAGATCCTTTTATTAACAAGAGTATCTTTCCTGGTAACTATCTAATTGGTGCCCGTAGCGAAGCGGTGGGGTTAATTGAATCTGTAATATTAAACAGCGGTATAGGCGAAGAATATTATGATGTAACTCCGGTTGACTACGCAAAAACATATAATGTACCTGTTACCCCAAATACCCAAGGACCAGAAGTAACATTTAGTTTAGGAGTCGGAAGAGTAATTGATGTTCCAAATTTCTGGATTGGTTATAGGTTTGTTGTCACTGACTCAAACTACGCAGTAGTTGCCGACGGCGTAATTACCTCAATTAACACAACTATAGATACATCTAATAATGTCATTGATACTATAAATGTAGACTTCGGAACCGGCTTATTACCAAACACCAATGTGATCGCAGCCGACAAGTGGCATGTTTATTCAGCTTACTTTGAAGTAGGTGAAGAACTACAATGGGGACAGAAGCAAAATAAAAATCAATGTACCATCTTAGTTGAATCTGGAGAATTTGAAGACAACTATCCTATTAAGGTTCCAGAAAACTGCTCTATCAAAGGTGATGAATTCCGCCGTAGCGTTATCAAACCAAAACCGTTATTTGGTACACGATTGCCAGGTATCAGCGCATCTAAGTGGGCCAACACCTACTTCTATCGAGATGCTCAGATTGATGGTATTATCGTAACTCAAATAAGCACTACAACCAATTTTGCCAGTTCAGTTAACATTACTGCTGATAACATTAATAACGATGCTACTACTGACATAGTAACTTTTACCTTGGCTAGCGGCACAGCGCCGGCCAGCTGGGTAGGTAAGATTTTTAAAACAAATTCAACCTATGACGCACAGGGAGAAATTAGATCCGTTAATGGAAATATTTTTACTGTCTCATTAGCACAGAACAGCACGTTCGAAAAGGCTATTGAAAATTATGTTGTAGGTACTACAGTGATTCCAAGCGGTGCTTGGTACGTTTATGCTCCTATTAAAAACGGCTATCACTATCTTAGAGATAGTAGTAGAAAAATTAATACACTTACTACCCAAACAAATGGTGGTGGTTTAAACAATGCCGCGATTAATTTAGAATTAAACAGAGAATTTATACAAAAAGAATGTATCGCTTATCTACAGTATACATATACTAGTGGCGGATTTATCTGGGCGAATCAAAGCGACACTACTAAATCAAAATGCGAAAGAGACATTGGTATTATCGTAGATGCTCTAGTAACTGACCTACGTAGTGGTGGTAATAACTACACTATCAACGCCGGTGACAGCTATAGAAATGTAGCAGTTGTTAAGAATTTACAACTTGGCCCAACTGTGGCAGCGATTGACCATATCTGGGATATCGGAACGTTAATCATTAATAACGAAGATGTTAGCGCATTACAGCCAACAGTACTCCAAGTTAAAACAGATCTTGCTCCAGAAACTACAGCAAGGGCCGTGCTAGCTGACCTAGTACAGGCATGCTCTAGGATCGTTAACAACGATCCAGCATTTAATCCTCCTAAGTATAACGATCAATTAGACTTGTTCTTAATGAATGACGCAACAATTAATCGATACATTAGTGCTCAAGGTCACGGCGGATTCATGAAGGTACTTGACCCAGATGGACAAATTCTTGCCAAGTCACCTTACACACAAACTGCTTCTAGTTTTTCTAAGAGTTACAACAGACAGGTATTTTCCGGCGGTATGTTTATTGACGGCTTCGCCGGTAATATTAGTGTCGACTTAACCGGAGCAACCATAACTAACGACAGCCAAGGTAATCCTGTTAAGATTAACATTAACGCGGCTGGTGGCTTAGGTCGTCCAAGTATTACTGGCGATGGCACTTACCTTCGTCCACAAGTTCCTTGCTTCTTTGTCCACAAAGGTGTTACATACGAAGTTAGCTTCGTTGGAGAATGGAATCCCACTCTAGGTACAGGTAGTTTAAATCTTAACCCATTACGTCCGGGTGGTATCAGTGCTGTTACTCCAATAGTAACAAATATCGCTACAGGATTTAAGGTCGGTGGTGGAACATTAACAGTACCTGTAAGATTTAGTACTCCCACACAAACGGGCGGTCTAAGTGCTACCGGTACCGCAGTTATCAGTAACATCGGTAACGTGACAGCGGTTAATGTTGCGTTCCCAGGATCCGGTTATTCAAACGGTCAATATACAAACGCCTCATTGGGATGTCCAACTATCATTATAGGTGGCGGACGACTAACATGGACAAGAGACTCTGGTGGTAGCATTACTGGATACAGTATTATCGATGCTGGTGTTGGATATGCTACTAATACATTAGTTAACTTTCCAATATCGTCTGGAGGAACAGCGTCTGCTTATATCGACGGCGTGAATGGTACCGGAGGTATTACATCCGTTGTAATTAGTAACCCGGGGCTAGGTTATACCGAAGATCCAGTTGTAACTTTTGGTGATAATATTTTATACAATTTAAAAGTTACTCCAGGATACAATGTAACAACCGCTCATCCAATACCTAGTAGTTTAACATTAATTACAGCTGGTAATCGTTCTATGTTGGCTAACGACTTTACACAGATGAACGATTTAGGTTATGGTATTTTCTGTAGTAACGGTGGATTAGTTGAAAACGTTTCCATGTTTACCTACTACTGCCATAGTGCTTACTATTCTCTAAATGGTGGTCAATGTCGTAGTATCGCAGGCTCAACATCCTACGGTGTCAATGGACTAAAATCCGAGGGAAGCGATCCGAACGAAGTTCCTATTGCTATCCGCAATAAACGTGCTATGACCCAGCAGGTTGCTGTATACTCATTGGGAGATTATATCAACGCCACAGACGACTACACAGTTTATATAACTTTGGCCGCAGATGGTTATGCTCCATTATCTCAAAGCCAGCTTGAAATTAATCACTATGGTACTATCAAACAGTATAATGTAAAGAGCGCAATATTAGTCACTGACGTAGCAGTTCCTGCTAATACCTATGCGTTAACCATTGACGACGGAACTGGTCAAGGATTGATTGCTGCAGTTCCAGACGCATGGCCAGCTATTGTTCGAATCTACTACGTACAAGAATTGTTAGACATTAACAAGGACACACTAAGTCGTCCGGCTACAGTTTTAACATTCTACGAAGATCCAACTAATGTATATAATATTCTTTCATATACACAAACAGGTGCTGATAGTGCTACGGCAGAATCAGATGAACCTTACAACTATATTCTTTTAGAACCATATACTGAGGGCGGATTATTTAGACAAGGTCTTGGCCAGTTTACTGTAACATCCGGTGGTCTTGGATTTAATACCAATACAAATTATACAGCAACTATTCCTGCGCCAAGTACGGCAGGTACTGCCACAGTCAACGGTACACAGAGTAACACAAATCTTGTAACTATTAGCAGTCCTGCTAACACAATTTTACCAGGAAGTAGAGTTACTCTAACAGCGGGCGGTGGCGATCCTAGCGGTATATCTGGAGCGTCAACTTATGTAACATGGGTTAACGCCGCTAAAACACAGATTAGAGTTAGTAGAATAATCACATGGACTAACGGCACTGGACTAACATTCTCAGGAACACAGGCAGTAGGTTATGGTAGATGTAATAATGCCGCTGCCGGAACTATCGATCAGTTAGTGTTAACTAACCAAGGTGCCGGTTATGATGGTACCACTGTTAACACAATTACAGTTACAGGCGGATCAGGAGCCGCTACTATAACAGCATACCCTGTAGGAGTTGTTGGTTCCAATAAAATCAAAGTAGTCGATATCAGTGCTACTGATGAGGCTAGGATCGTAGCAGGATTGGCTGCGGCTACTCCTTACTACTATTCTTTTGTTTGGGAAGGTGTTAACTATAAAATTACCAGTTACAAGAATTCAACCCAAACCGGAAACGAATGGGGAGAAGTAACAGTTCAAACTGTCACAACGGCGGCGGCACTTCAGGCACCAGTTATCGCATCTACTCTAAGAGCTGGTATCGGAGCTAACACAGGCGGTGATGTTACTGTTCGTATTAGTACTATGCGTGTAACAGGCCACGACATGTTGAACGTAGGCACTGGTGGGTACGCAGATTCTAAATATCCAAACGACTTGTATGGTCCTCCGATCAATCCGCCAGACAGCGGCAAAGAAACAAGAGAGTTACGCAAAGGTCGTGTTTACTACGCAACCACTGACCAAGACGGAAACTTTAAAGTTGGTAAGAGCTTTAGCGTTGACCAAGGTCGAGGTACTGTTAGTATCAGTGCTCCTATTAGCTTAACCAACGTTGACGGTATTAGCTTTAAACGTGGACAAACACTGGTTCAAATATTCAGTGTTGACGGAACTATGGGCGGCAATAGTAATAATGCTGTTCCTACAGAACGAGCAATCATTACCTACGTTAACAATCGTTTAGGCCTAAACAAGAATAACAACCAAGCAGGCGTTACTAAGATTGGTAGTGGTTTCTTAGACCTAAGCGGTTTCCAATCAATGAATGGACCAATAAAGAGTAAAATTATTGTTCCAACTGACAGCGGTGTATATTGGGTAGGTACATCAACTAATTTCTATACAGAAATGCATGCTGTACGATTCTTTGGTACTTCTACAACTGCCTTAACATGGAATAGTTCAAGAAGCGTAACATTTACTGGTGATGTAACCGGTACCTTTAGTATCAATGGTGGTGCCGATGTAACCGGCGTTACAATGACTATCCAGCCTAACAGCGTGACATTAGGAACAGACACTACAGGTGATTATGTTTCTACCGGCTCTACAACTGGATTTGGTATTAGCGGAAGTACAACAGGGGAAGGTCAAACATTCACTGTTAATTCTAACGCAACAAGTACAAACACTGCTAACACTATTGTTTATAGAGATGGCAACGGTGACTTTGCCGCTCGCAACATAAACGCAACATTCGTAGATGCGACTCTCGTAGACGCAGATATTGTGGCCAGCAATGTTACAGCAACAACTATCACTCACAGCGGCACAGACGGCACCGGTGACATTGGCGCATCTGGTAACAAGTTTGGCACAGCATACCTAACTGGGGTTAGCGTAGCATCTATTACCCACAACGGTACAGACGGTACTGGCGACATTGGCCAAAGCGGCAATAAGTTTGGCACAGTTTATGCTACTACGTTTAACGGTGCGTTAAGTGGAGCGGCAACAAAAACTTCTAACACACTAACGGTAGGAACATATCTAAGTTTTGATACTGGTACTGGATTCGATGGTGCTGCCGATAGACAGATCAGAACAAATGGCACATCTAGCAATACTATTAGCACCCTTGTTGCTAGAGACTCTAGCGGTGATTTTACTGCGAGAAAGATCACAGCAGAAACATTCACTGCGACTACAGAGATCATATCGGCCAAAGTCAACGGTATCTATCCAGAAAATACATTTGCCTATACAACTGCCACTACAGGAGGAGCGTTCTTACGCATAAGCGGCACAGGAAGTTCTCAGAAAACTAAACCGACCGTAGTTACACTCACTGATAAAGTAGAACTTGAAATTTTAAAGATTGTCTCAGAAATAGCACCTTCAGATCCAGGAGGAGCGGCGCTGAGAGCAATCTTTACTACTACTAACGCAAGCAGTGCACCTGCGGGATTGATATACGGTGACGTTTCAGCTACCGGTGGAGCATGGAATGCTTCAACTAATCCACTAGACTTGAGTGACTATACTGTTTTTGCAAGATATAGAGGAGGAAGCTCCACTAATTCCAGTGCTGAAAACATTAGAGTAAATCAATTCCTTGCCTATGTTCAAGCGAATGCCAACAGACAGTTAATGGTTGACTATGGTTATTTTGATGCTGGAGTTACATTAAAGGACGAAAGCGGATCACCAATCACAAGAGAAATCGTATTGTTGGCTATGCTAGACCCCGGACAACAAGCGTTACTTGACATTTATAATACCCTTGATCCATTCGGTTTAAGGTACGGAGACCTTGATGGATCAGGAGGAGCCCTAAACCTGTCGGATTATACAATAATGCTACAGTTTGTTGCAGGAACAGTTACCAACGATGCCCAGCTATTTAGAATTCGAAGACTGTTGGCAAAGATTAGTGCCAGTCCATTTAAAGAATTAATCGAAGCATACGGCTACATTAGAACCGACGGTCGAGATGATATTAAATTTAAGTCCGGTACAAACATTACCGTATCGGCCTCAGACGTTAAAGAAATCACAGTTACAGGTTCATCAACTCCAAGTTTCTCTAGTATTACTAAGAGCGGCACAGATGGCGTAGGTGACATCGGTGAAAGTGGTCAACGATTTGGCACAGCATATATAGCTTCTGCTAGCTTAGGATCTATCGCTAAAACTGGAACCAACGGTACTGGTGACATTGGTCAAACTGACAACAGGTTCGGTACTATCTACGGTACAGCAACTAAAGCACAATACGCTGACTTGGCCGAGCTTTACAAAGCCGACGGCAACTACGATCCAGGTACTGTAGTTTCCTTTGGTGGTGAAGAAGAAATTACTGTTTCCAGAGAATTCATGGATCGCAGAATAGCAGGAGTTATTTCTACAAATCCTGCTTACCTAATGAATGACGTTGAAGGCGCAGGTATTCCAGTAGCACTACAAGGTCGTGTGCCATGTAAGGTAGTAGGCAAGATACGTAAAGGTGATATGCTAGTAGCCAGCGGAATGGTGCCAGGTGTTGCTACAGCAGAGGAACATCCAGCATTAGGTTCTGTAATTGGTAAGGCGCTAGAAAACTACGACAGCCAGACCATAGGACTGATCGAAGTCGTGGTAGGGAGAATTTAATGGCTTTATTATATATTAACACAGGCACCGGTGCTAACAAAGGTGATGGCGATAGTCTAAGACTTGCGTTTTGGAAAATCAATCAAAACTTTGCCAACATAGGTAGTTCTTCAACAGTAACAATATCAGACGGTAACGATGTTCCAACTGTAGACCTTAAAGTCTATAGCGGAACGTTCACTCTTCCAGTGTCCGGTAGTACCGCTGTTCAATTGATCGAATTTGACAAGCGTGTCTACAGAAGTGCTAGTATAGATATTTTTGCTGAAGATGCGACTGCCCTAACACAAGATGCCGCTAGTGGATATATTGTCACATGGAATAATACTGCCAGCCGAGTGATTGGTACAGGCATTGTTAGTCTACGCCAGAACGGAACTACAGGCAATGCCAATTGGGACCTAGTAGATACCTCAATTTACGACAACAGGGTAAGAGTTCAAGCATACAACGTTTCAGGGAGCACCAGTCAGAATGTAATTAACTGGAAAGCTAAAGTCAGTTTATTTAGGTTATAAAATATGACATCTCCAGTATGGATTACACCGGCAGGATTTTTAGGAACTGTAACGGAAAGGACTTCCGTGAATGTGGCCTTCACTGTTAGCGGAACGGCGACTACATTTTCTGTACTAGCAGGAGAGTTGCCTAGTGGGCTTGTTCTTAAACAAGAAACTACAGCAACTTTGGAAACATTTGACGTGGCTTATTTTAGAGTATCCGACGGCGTTGAAAATAATGATTTTGTAATTAAATTAACAGACCCAGCAAAAATTCAAAATGCCAGAGATCAACTAAACAATGTTGTTCCTAAACTGCACCTTACTGGCTTGATTATAAAAAGCACAGCAAGTTATAATCCAAATTA